CCGATTTGTCAATTGTGATGAATTGCTTTGTCATAGAGTCCTCCAAAGCGATGCGGTTGTTCATGGAGTTGTATTTCACACGGACAACCTGCTCAAGCGACGAAAAGCGGGATTGACCCCACACGCCGTAAGTTTGGCGGAGTTTGCTATCCTCAAACCAATTTGACTTGTAGTCTGTGCGAAGGTGGACAATTTCGCTTCGTGGGAAAACCATTGTATCAATGCCTTGTTCACGCAGGATGTAGAAGTCGTTGCTCATAATGGGACTGTTTTCGTCGGCGGTGAACGGAAGGCCGTTTGCGCCTCGCCCGTCCACGATTGTCATTTGACGGATGGGAAGGCTTTGAATCGCCGTGATTCCGACGCCAGTTCGCCCGACGAGTTTGTTGATGTCGTTCCCATAGACTTGCAGGTTGCGGAGAGCGTTGATAAGGAAGTCGTCAAAGTCCACGCTATCAATCATTTCAGCGATGGCTGAACGAATGGAGGCGTTCTTGGCTTTGCCGTAGTCAATACGATAATTGTTGGCCGTGAGGGACACGCTACGAACCGCCCCGTTCAATTCGGGGTCAAGTTTCACCATGTTGTCATACAAGTCAAACTTGTTCTTGAAGTTGGTGTCACTTTGAAACTTCTCAGTTTCCTCAAAGATGTTCGGGAGGCCAGCGGCCACGCTAAGGCTGACATTCGTGCCGACCCGTTGAATCGGGGCTTCTTCGGCCACGGCGTTGCGGCGAAACCTATCAAAGATACCCATGCTTGTAGCGACATGTTGCGTGATTTATCAATGTAGCGAAGTTTTTTGTTTTTGTTGATTTTATTTTCACAAAAAGAATAAATCGGACGACGGGTTGCGTTTTTGCTAATTCTTTTTTTCTTTCATAGGGGTGGAAGAAGAAATAGAAGTTAATAGAAGAACAAAGGGCTTTTCTAAAAACACCTATGAAACAATAAAAGAATTAAGAAATTGGCTTGCGGTGTAGCGTTTATTTCTTTTTGTTGATTTTGAAACAACAGAAACATAAATCTTCATAAAGGGTTCAATCATGCGTTTAAACATGAGAGCAAGGATTGGCTACGGTTATGACCTCATCGCAAAACACTACGACGACTCAATATCCAACATGGACAATGCACGCAAACTGCATGAATTGGACAACAAACGAAGCATCCGTGGGTGGGAAAACGCAATTTACAAGTGGTTGGACAACAAAAAACAGTCACCTGTGCCTTCAAAGCAAGACAATGAGACACCATTAAACGAAGTCAATAAGTCGTATCACTACGATGAAATCAACGATGTGTATTATACCTTCCTGTCAATTGCCGATAGAATGGTGGCCGTTGTTGGCGACAAGCATCGTGCGATGAAGGAAGCCTATTCAAACATGGTCGGCAAAGCGGCCTCCATGAACGAAATCACACGCGAGTTTGGTATTCCTCGTGCTTGGTTTGACGAATACCGACGACGACACGGTTGGACACACGACATGTCCCCTTACACCGATGAAGAAATCGCTACGACTGATGTTGAGCAATTGGTTGAAGACTTAGTGTTGAAGAGAAAGCATTTGCTACACGAGAAGTTTGAGCGACGAAAGTGGAAGTCCATTGAGGAATCCGCCGAGAAGTTTGAAATGTTTTCGTCCCATGTGCTAAACGAGTTTAAGCAATTGATTGGAGAAGATGTTTCGGAAGTGCCGAAAATTGCGATGAAAGAAGGCGGGGATGATTATTCCCTTGTTATCAGCCCAACGGACTTTCATTGGGGCAAATACGGATGGGTTGACGAAGTGGGGGAAACCTATAACTTTGACGAAGCCAAAAAACGCCTCATGGAAAAGACAGAAGAATTGATTTGCCGCCTTCCTTACAAACCGGAACAAATTATTTTGGCGACGGGTAGCGATTGGTTCCATGTTGATACCGACGGCGGAACGACCACGAAAGGCACACCACAGGACATGTGTGGAAGCCCTGCTGAAATCCTTATGACCGGATGCAAATTGGCTCGTGAACACATTGACTTGCTACGGCAGGTTGCACCCGTCAAAGTGGTGTTCATGCCCGGAAACCACGACAGGATGAGCGCAACGGCGTTAATGATGTATCTCTCAGCCGTCTATGAAAATGTGGACGATTGCGAAGTTGTTGTCAGTCCATCCACGCGTCAATATGTGCGCTACGGAAACAATTTGCTCGGATTCATTCATGGCGACGGTGCAAAAAACCTCGTGGACTTGATGAGCAACGAACAACGAAAGTTATGGGGTGAATGCGAACACCACACTTGGTTTCACGGACATTTGCACCACAGGCAGGTTCTTGAGAAAAGCGGTTGCTTGATTATTCAATTGCCTTCCCTTGCTGGACACGACAGGTATCACGCCCGCCAAGGCTACACAACGAGCAAGGCTGGTTTGGCCGCTCATCTGCTTGACAAAGAAAAAGGATTGATTGCGACATTCTTTGCGCCTGTGGAGGGTGAGCATTGAATGGACAAATCAAAAAGTTAAGAAAATGCAACACTTGTGGGCATGAATGCTTTTCCCGTTATAATAGCCATAAACGCTGGTGTAAAAAAGAAAAAAAACATGTGTATTGCGGCACAATGAGGGTGATTCGGGATGAAGCGTGAACATGTGCGATGCGATTCTTGCGGTTGGGAAAGCAAAGGTCTTTCTCAAGCAAAGGCTTTTACGAGGATTTGCCCGTATTGTGGGCTACGCTCGTTGAAGCCTTGGTGATTTTATGTCTATGAAAGTTGATATTTTTTGGAAAATACCCGTGAATATGTTTGTGATGCCCAATGTCCCAAATCAAATCAGCCTTAGCGTTTGAACGCGCACGAAATGATGTGCGTTATTTTTACAGATACCTTGGGTATGCTTGGGGAGAGCATATCGGTGATTGGATGGACATGTATAGCGATAGGAAAGGCGCGCATGTTCATCGCGTTTGTATTATCGCCCCTCGTAGCCATTCAAAGTCAACCACGCTCGGTGTGAAACTGTTGCATATGTGCTTGTTTGAAAAGTTTAACGGCAAACCTATGGACATTTGGTTGTTTTCTGCATCCCAAGATACGGCGGTTCGGCGGTTGGCTGAAATTAGGAAGGACTTGACGACACACAAAGAATTGGCGAGGTATATTGATGCAAAGAAAGGTGGAAAGCGGGAATTGTGGTTGAACAATGGGGCGGTCATTCGGTGTTCCTCCGTTGGCTCGGCTATTCGTGGCGACCATCCCGCCGTTGTTGCACTTGACGATGTGTTGCTTGACGCAAAGAAAGAATTGAACAACGAGCAATTGCGACATTGGTTGCGAAAGGTTGTGATGCCGATGCTTGACCCCGGTTCGTTTTTGTTCTGCGTTGGAACGCCAATGAGCATGATGGACTTGTATCACACGGAAATGTTGGATAATCCCGAATGGAAAAGCCAAACATGGTCGGCTATCCCCAATTGGGACGAAAGCAAACATGAGCCGGAAAACCTGTATGCACTTTGGCCGGAGTTTCGCCCGATTGATTTTCTTTTAGAGCAAAAGAAAGTCGTTGGCGAATTGGAGTTTGCTCAAGAGTTTTTGTGTAAAGTGATTGACGATGAAGCGGCGGTTTATCCCCGCAAATACACACGCGCTAACATGGACTTGGAACAAGTCTTTGACAAGGAAAAGCGAAGCGAGGGAAGGTATGTCGTTGGCTTTGACCCGTCGCAAGGTTTGGGGAAGGACTATTCGGTGCTGGTGGCGGTTCGGCAAGAGTCGGATGGCTCGCTGGTCGTGGCGAACATTTGGAGGCGAAATGACTTTTCCCCCGATAGGCAGGCTGATATGATAGGCGAATGGTGCAAACGGTATAGTGCGCCACTTGCGGCTGAAGATGTCGGGTTTCAGCGATTGTTTCAAAGTCTCTTGGAGGCAAAAGGAATTGCGGTTGATTATCGCCAAAGCAAGGTAAGCAATAAAGGCTTGAAGCAGGGATTGTTGAACCGGCTGAGAGTTTGGTTTGAACGGGGCAAAATCGTGTTCCCATATGGGGATGACGCCACACGACGAGTCGTTTCGGAAATGCTGGAAGAATTGGAAAGCCATGCGTGGAAAGGCGGCGATATTGTGGACACCGGCGCACACAACGACTTGGTGATGGCCTTGGCTCATGCAATAGACCAATTCAGCCACGGCACGACGGGCGGCGTTGTTTGGGAAGCACGAGCGATGGGCAAAGGCGAATGGTCGGGCGGTAAAGGTAAAACTCGTGGACGAAGCAAAATGTTCCGAAGTGTGAAGCGGCGTTAGGCTTATAAACTTGTTTTTGAGATTTTTTGTTGCGGATTTTTTGAGGTGGTTAGCAGGTGTGTCGGCGGCG